GCGCCTCGCCGTTCACGTTACTGCCGAATGCGCACTGACTGCCGTACACGTTGCCGCCACACGCCTGCGACGCCTTGAGGGAGAGTGCGTGCTGGCGAGAGCCGTAGTGCCAGCCCGAGCCCGACGAAGCGCTGCTACAGTACGATGCGAACAGACCAAACTTGCTACCGAGAGCGCCACAGAGACCACCAACGCAGAAGATTTTGTTTCCTGTTCCAGACCAGTAGCTGTCACATACATAGGTTGACGAACTTCCACCCGTTAGGATTGGAAGTCCTACAAGTGTCTTTATACTGTCACTAGCACACGTTGTATCAAATCCCATTTCTTTAATATAGCTATCATTATTTGTTGCATTAGTATATCCTACAGCTGAATATGTGCCATCAAATTTATCATTTGCATAAGCTGTATAATCTGTACTTAAATATGCAACATAATCTTTAATATTGATTCCATCAACGTGTTGATATTCTAATCCCCATAAGTTCTCAATACCTCTATATATAACAGTATGCTTTTGGTCGTTTACTAAACAACCACTATAATTACCAAAGCTATCTAATGTACCACTAAATTCTGGAGAACACCATATTTTACTTGATGTTGTTGTATCAACAGCTTCACCATCAAATACGATTTCTTTTCCAGTAATTCCACCACTACTATAATCATTTATAGCTGTAATCTTTCTGCTTCTTGCTATCGAATAATTACCTCTATCAGTTCCGATAGAAATTGTTTTTCCTACATAAAAGCCTGCCCCTAATGTATCAGAAACTACTATTCTATTTACACTTGTTTCCTCAAGTGCCGATGTAGCAATATCTCCATAAATAAATCCTGCTCCTACTTTTGTTTCGCAATTGTAATCAGCATATTCTACTAGGTATAAGTATTGTAAATCGAAAATATGCCAATCTAGTAAGCCCCACTTACTACCTTTTGCCCTTGCCTTTGTTCTAAAAGTAGATTTAGTCGTACTATTTAAAGGCTCTAATCCAGTTTTTGAAACGTGTACTTCTGTATCATCTACTGTTATTTTTGAAGTATGATATTTGCCAACCATATATGGAGCAATTTCAATACTTCCAGGAGCATTATAATCATATATACTTATCTTTTCGTAAGTATTTTCTGTATTATCTTCCTCAACAGTATATTTTTCTCTATGTATCCAATGTTTTGGAATATAAACATATACTTCTTCATCTCTTGTAAAACCAGACTCACCGATGAAATGTGTAGGTTCACCATTGCTATCAACATTACAATCCTTAATATCGCACCAAGGATAAATATTATCAAAGTCATTTTGCACCGCTTCTGAAGATCCAATTCTTGCATTTGCTACTAAACCTAATGCATCATCAGCTCTTGTCCAGGCACTAGAACTATTACTATTGGTTTTACGAATTACGGTGTATGTTCTACCATCTTTCTTTTCTAATACTCTTAATCTTGATTCATGATTTTCAACTTGTTGTACCGTTTGATTAGAATTAATAGCATCAATTTTATTCTGACCTGCTGTATTTACTGCTGTTACTTGTGTAGTACCGGCTTGATTAACATTTGCAACTTGTGTATCTCCAGCACCATTTACAGCATTAGTTTGTGTTGTTCCTGCATTTTCAATATTTCCCACTTGAGTACTTCCTGCTGTATTAACCGCACTTACTTGTGTCGAACCAGCAGTATTTACATTTCCAACTTGAGTAGTTCCTGCTGTATTTATGTTGCCTAGTTTTTCATTATAATTATTATTGAAAGATGTTGTCTTACTATTAGCATTAGAATTAAAATCATTATATTTTTGTTCATAAGATGTATTAAAACTACTTATTTCATTATCAATTGTTCCTTTTTTAGTGGTATAATTATTGTCAAAACTTGTTGTTTTATTGCTAGCATTGGTATCAAATGCATTTGTTTTATTTGTAGCATTAGAATTAAATGAACTCGTCTTTGTTTCGGCATTAGAATCAAAAGCTGAAACCTTAGAATTATAGTCTAAATTAAAGTTTGCTATTTTTGCATCTATACTTCCTTCTTCTTCGACTATATCATTATATATTCCTTCTGCAGTTTCATTTAAACCTTGAATATCACTTTTTATTTCATTAAATTCTGCAATATATGTTTCATATCTTGAATTTAACTCATTTAAAAGATTTGCACATTGAGTTGCGGAAGCTCTGCATGAATTTAACAAATTATTAATCTCTGTTACATACAAATCCCATTGAGTTGGTTCTGGCAAATTTGTTGGTTCTGTGCCAGAATAACTTCCTTTTTGAATACGTATTCTTTCAAGCAAAGTTGACAATATTACATTAGGACTTCCATTCTCAATTTGTGTTCCAAAAAGTCCTATAGAGACAATACCTACTTCAGAATACGTAACATTTGGAAGCAATGCTTTGTTATTCAATAGAGATATATTATATGTGTTATCCCCTATTATTAATACTAGAGTTTTATCTAAATTGTTCCATTCTTCGTCAAATATAAACTCAAAAGTATCAACATTAAGATAACCAGCATAATTTACATCTTCAACTCTTGTTATTTTTCTATTATTTACGATAAAATGAATCGTTTTCACTTATTATCACTCCTCAATTATTTTTTCTATGATAGTAACCCATCTAATTCAATTACCTTAATATATAATTTCCATTGATTCGAAATACTACTGCTTCCTATTTTTCCTCTTATAGAAAATGATAATGTTCCATTTGAATAGCTACAGCTTGTTATTTCTCCAGAAACCATATAATTGTTTCGCACATTATATGATTTAGGTAATGAATTATAAGCAAAACCTAAAATGTCTGAAGTGCTATGTTCTCTTTGTGTGATTCCAAATAAAAAACTATTATTTCTACAGTCAAATAGAGCTGTACAACCATTATAATCAGGAGTCGAAGTTGAGCCATCACCAAAACAAAGCATTATAAATCTTGATTTTACACTTTTTGAAAATGAATAAGTTGTCCACGAAGTAGAAGTTAATGCGTCCGTGCTAAAGTTGCCATCTGTTGCTGATTGCTTTGAATTAATTGCTACCTTTACATCAAGAGGTGTCATATATTTTGAATCATTTGTTCCATCTGTAGCATCTTCTTGTGTTGCTTTAGCTGATACATCTAATTTGTTTTGATTCAATAAATACCCTTGATAAGCATTAAGTGCATATCCATCACTTGCACTAGAGGTTGTCAAATTATTAATAACTTTACAATGTCCATAATTTGATGCTGTTCCAACTCCATAAGTTGTAGAAGATGTAGCATGACTTGTTGGTGTTCTTGAATTGCTTAACCTACTATCATTTCCAACACAAGCTGTTTTTGATGTGGTTCCATATGAAACAGCAAGTGAAACTGTGCCACTTGTTCCCCCACCAGTTAGTCCTGTTCCAGCTGTTATTTTTGTTATTTTTCCATATCCGCTATCATTTGTTAAATCACTAACTTTAGTCGGAATTAAAGCTACTACCTTCGCTTTAATTTTAGAAACTAGTTCTGTTAATGAAGTAATACCTAAATATTTCATTATACTGTTTACTCCCTTCTTTTATTATGAAAATGCAGTATCTACTATATTATCAACTTCACTAGTGGTTATTTCACTCATGTTTTCTATAACATCTGAAATATCCTCAAGCATATCGTCTATTTCTGTTTTTGTATACGTTTCTGAAGCAAGAGCATATACTAATGAACTATCTATAGTTGCTGTAATATTTGTTGCATTTGACGTATATACTTCAATTTCAAATACTTCTTCTAGTGCAGTTTCTGTATAAGCAGATATATGATCAGTTGCTGGATTAAAATATCCATATGCATATAAAACTTCTGTATTATTGTCCATTGCATATATACCTATTTCTTTAACATCAAACCCAGTTGTGATTGTTGAATTGTTAATTACGGAATTAATAATTGTTTTATTTGAATAACTTGTTACTTTTCTAACAGGTACTCTTAATCTTTCACTTACTAAACTTCTATAATTTGTACTATTGTTTGGTGTTCCACTTCCAAATGCAACAGAAGAAAACTGTAATTCTTCTCCACCAATTGCTCTTTGTAGAAGTTCAATTCCAGCATCTGTTATAGTTATTTTGTTTAAAGTATAAACATAAGACATCTCTAAACCTCACTTTCTTAAGCATTATAAGCATAATATCTCGTTGAGCCTTTATGAATAAAACAGCCTGTATAATTTGATATTTCTTCTGCTTTAAATAAATTTATAGTTAAAACTAAATTGGCGGGAATTTCTTTTCTTAATGTATCATTCAATTCATTTGCTATTTCTAAAAAAATATGAGAAACATATATAGTTAATGAATATGTATTTCTGTTAAGATTAATAGTGTACCCATTTTCGCCAACTAAAGAAGTAAGTTTATTGTTTAGCCACTCTAAATTAAAAGGTAACTGACTTATCATTTTAGTTTGAATATTAAATCTTCTTTCGCTCACATTTCCAAAAGAATTAGACAGATTATATATTTTTTCATATTGCTGTAATCCATAATTTTCAGCAGTTTGCACTATTGTTTCTTTTACAATATTTTCAATTACATCATAAACATTTGATAATTCAGTGTCTCCTGCATTGAAAATTTGCTTATATTCTTCTATTTCATTAAGAAAAGATGGCAAATACTCAATTGATTTCTTAATCATTGATTGTCACCCCACTCAAATATGGAATTTCATTATTTTCTAATGTTATATTAGAAGTAGCATTATTAATACGCAAATTGGAAATATCTTCTACTCCTTCAGCACTTATTATTCTGCTTTCAACATGAACAATTCTAACTATTAAAGAACTACTATCTTCCCATTCTTCTTTTAATTCAGAAAAATAAATATTAATTGCTGATTCAATGTTTTCTATGACAACACTTTGTGAATAACCACTTTTTACTGTCAAATTTAGCGAAATCGCAATGTTGCAATTGCTCGCCGAAACAACTGTCACAGTGTGTCCTATTGGAGCTATACCACTTCCATTTTCTCCAACAGCTATTTCTACATCAGTTACTAATCGAGGTCCTGCCGCATTCAAAGTACTATCTAATATGATTAATTTTACAGTTCCTCCACCATTCCAAGTTGGAATAACCTTTACTGCTCCTATACCAGGTACTTCTTTTACTTTCTGTTTGTAATCAGCTATATTTCCCCCAAAAGCAATTGAATTAACATATTCATAAAATCTTGTCCTTAATTCCTCATCAGTTTCTTCATTTTCTCCTTCAACTAATATATCAGTCAAAGTTGCAATTCCCAAATTTGAAATTGTATCTATAGGTAATAAAGAACCGTTAGGAATATTTCCTTCTTCTCCTGCCACTTCACAAGTCATTCTATAATTACCAGTTGATATCTTAGAAGTTGCAGAATATATAATCCCATCAATACTAAACCTCTTGCCAACTTCAATATCCATCAAGTTATTAGAACTATCATAAAATACTCCTAATCTCACGGAATAGCTTGCTTTATTTCTTGTAACTCCAAACATTCCAACTATTTCATCTAAATACTTTTCTGTAGCAGTCGTTGGAAATAATTCTTTTAAATAATTATCGAGTCTTTTATATAGTTCAGATAATTGCATGGCAAAAGGTGCAATACTATTGTAAATTACGGAGCCTTCTCTTTTATCCATAGTATTTGGTATTTGCTCAAGCATTTCATTTAGAATTGCATTATAATTTCTAGTTTCAAACATTTTAAATATTCGCCTCCGTCTTAACATTAATTGTTAATCCATAAATTGATTCAACATCACATTGAATTTCCATTGTTTCTGAATCTATTCTTGAAAATTCAAAATTGTTTACCGAAACAAATCTATCATCAGCTAGTATTGCTTCACTTATATATCTTTTACATTCAGCAATTGCCAAATCATAATCTAGTCCTATTGCATTTTCTAATTCATTTCCATAATTATGAGAATAGATAATGTAATCATATCTAGCTGTATTTAAAGCACAATAAATTGCTTGTTTTAATGCTTCTAGGTTATCAATTTTCTCTGTAATTCTATTTTGTTTAAAATCAATTTTATATGTTAAGCTCGGCATTTCTTCAGTTTTTATTGCACTAGAATCCGAACTTATTGTTACTGGTGTCAATTAAACCACCACCCTATCCAAAATAATAAAATCTTGCCCACCATAAAATCTTCCAAGATATACTTTGTCGCCAACTTTTAAACCATTATGGATGGTTATACTTTTTGTGCCTCTAATACTATGAGTGTGTGTGTTTTTTGTGCTTTGTCCACTTGAAACAATACTTTTTGCTTCTGTATCTCCTGTAACATTATATCTATCGTTTAATTCTATTGTATGTGTATGCTCTGTACTAGAAGATTCAGTACTCCAATTAGTCATACTAACATCAATATTAAAATCTGTAAGCCATTGAGGAACTTTTAAAAAATTGCTTGTTAATATTATATTTTCAGAGATTTGCACTTTAAGTGGCAAAACCGACACTACAGTGCCATAAAGAAAGGTTGATGGCTTTTCTGCATTTATAACATTTCTACATATTTCTTTTATTAAATTTGCTATTTCATTATTCTGTGATTTTGCCATTTTTCCTCCTATATAACGTATAAATCTAACGTCATTTCATGTTCATTTCCGTTTTCAAAAATGTGTTTAACCTCATTTATTACAAAATATTGCTTGATGTTTAAATCTTCTATAACAATTGCAATGCTTTCTCCACCTCTAACAAATTCCCCTATACTTTTTATAGATAGTGTTTTTTTCTCTTTTCCTTTTAATTTATACAAAGCATTTAGTTGCTCTTCAATTTGTGCTTTATTTAATCCCTTGTCTACAACATCAAAATATTGAAGAATACCCCATTTTGCAATTTTTGAACTATCTTTATATTCGTAAGCATCTCTTCTACCAGTTTCTTCATTATCCTTTACTAACTTAAAAACATTATAGCTATCTTCTATATCACTTTTATAAGTAATATCAGTTAAGTATGTATTATCAGCAAGAACCAATTCTGTTTTCATATTTTCAAGAGCTTTTAAGTTAATCTTTCCAAAATCATCATAAATACAATATTGCTTTCCGCCATTATCCGAAGTCAAATAAAGAGCCTCTGTAATAATATCCAGCAAGCTCTTATTATCTTCTAATAATTTTGGAATAACATACTCTGTATCTTCAATGTTTCCAATATTTAGATTATATTCATTTGCTATTTGAGTAATAATTTCAGAAGCTTTCTTGTTTTCAAATAAATATGTTGCCTTATATAATAAATATTTTATTTGATCATAACAGGTAATAGAGATACTTTCGTCTTTTGGTTTTCGTTCAATCTTAAATATAAAACCATAAAAAACTCCTGTATCATTTATAGCAAATTTTATTATGTCACCATTTTCAAAATCAAAATTGTTTTGATGAAACATATCACCATTTAAACAATTAAGTGACAGTTTACCACAGCTTCCATTCCTCTTTAGTGTCATTGTAGCTTTTGCGACAATTGACGTTATATCATATAAGTTTCCATCTTTTTTATCTAGTATAATTTTATAAATCAATATAACCTCAACTCCGTTCCAACCTTTAAACCGTTAAGCAAATCGGAATTAGAAAGACCATTAATTCTTATAATGTCATAATAATGTGATTCATCACCATAAACTTTAATTGATATTCCAGTAATTGTATCGCCTTCTTTTACATTGTACAATTGTGGTATTTTTCTAATATTGGTTCTAGATTTTTGAATAATATTATTATCTATATTAATCTTTTCAGCACCATACCAACGATATTCTTTTAGTTTTAATTTATAAGAATAATCGCCAACCATTCCTCCCTCTTCAGAAAAAGAAAAGCTTTCAATTGAAACAGGTGAATTAATAGTTATCTCTTGACTAACAAAAACAAATCTTATAGGTAATAGTTTGTTGTTTTGATTTTTAGTAATTCTCCATCTTTCGATTTTTTCAATATAATCATATGGCGATAGAAGTTTATCTTCCGAAACATTGCAATATGGCGCATATTGTGATGGAAAGAAACCATCTATTTCAAGTGTAAATTCTTTAGGTAATTTTAAACTTGTCACTTCACCAATGCTTATTACCTCTTTAGCCTTGTTGTTCCCATTTTTAGAAATTTCAATTTTGGAAGGAAGAACCGGTAATTCAATTTTTTCCTGGTTATTGTTATAACTCAAATATATATGATAGTTTCCCATTATCCTACTGGCACTCCTTCCAAACCTGTATCAATACTTTCTCTTATTTCTCTTCCAAGACCTTTTAAAAGATAGTCTAAATCCGCATTTTCATTTATGTCACCCGTATTTACAGCGATGTTTGGATCAACATAAATATAATTTTGAATATAATCTTGTTCTGCCATTTCACGCAATAATCTAAGGTCCTCTGAGGAAACATCAACCGTACCATTAACACTCTCAACATTCTCAACGTTTTTAATGTTTGTCGGTTCCTTTAGTTCTGTATTTAATACATTTTCGAATTTATCAAATAAGCCATCTAATGTTATTTTTTGTCTATTTTGGACTCTCTCTTCTCTAGTCTCTTCCAATTGTTGCTTTTTATCTAAATATGCTAATGCCATATCATTAAGGTTAGCATCTCTTTCTGCTTTCTCTTGTGCAAATTTTTGAGCAGCCTCCATACCCATAGTAGACTGATAAGTCACTGTATCAATTGAAACTCCTGGTATCTTATTTAACAATTCAATGAAATCATTTATTAGCTTAATTGCTCCATTAATGAAATTATCTAGTATTGTTAATGCATTTACTTTGAAATTACCGATAAAATCCAATAGATTATTCCATATTGTTTTGAAGCCAATAGCAAATAAATCAAGGCCAAGTTGAACATTATCCCATGCCGTAATGAAAGCACGTGCTACATCATCATTTGTATTCCACAAATAAATAAGGTAACCAACCAAAGCTACAATTGCTACTATTAAAACAACAATTAAAGCTACAATCCATGTAATAGGACAAGCATATAATGCTGCATTAAAGCCCCATTGAGCAGCAGTAGCTGAGAAAGTTGCACCAGTGTCAAACATCTTTGCAGCTCCTGCAACACCTTCTGCTAAAGCTTGTGCACTTGTTATTGCTGTACTTATTGCCATAACAGCATTATAAGCAATTACTGCTGCAACGATTCCCCATATAATCGGCTCTATAATGCTCCAATTATCAGAAAAGAAATTTGCAATATTCATAACAACTTCAAAAATCCAACTTAGTACAGTAAACATTACATTTAAGGCATTGCCTATTCCATCAAAAACTCTTTCTAATGTATCTTGATGATTTAATATAACATTATAGATTTTCATAACTTGTGGATAAATTGCGTTACCAAGTCTTTCTCGCAAATCACCTAACAAGTTTTTGACTTGAATTATTTTTGATTCTGGTGTATTACTCATAGTTTCATATAAGCCATCCCAACTTTGAGCAATTACGTCATCTAGAACCAAAGCTTTCTCCATATCAGTTCCATTTTCGATTATTTTCTTTTGAGCATCAGACAATTCAAAACCTTTTTTCTTTAAGCCATCATAAGTTCCATCTAGAGCTTTGCCCAATTGAGTAGCATATTCAACCATTTGTGTTTTATTAACAGCTCCACCTCCACTCATGCCCATTGCATAATTAGAAAGTGTATCCATCATAGAAGCTATTGCTTTATCATCTTTAATATATGTTGATAATTCAGCAGCTCCACCTAGCATTGCTTCGTCTCCATATATGCCTTTACTTTGTATTTCCGATGCTTTTGCTTTTAAATTATCAAATGCATTTTCAGATGCTCCTACATTCCTCAAAACTGCATTTAATTGTGTTTCTGATGCATTTTGAACATTAGCTAAATCTAAAGATCCAAATGCAAAATCAATTACTTTGCTAAATCCAAAAGCTCCAACCACTCCCGCAACTAAACCTTTTAGTTTATTCATTGCTTGGTTTGCTTGTTCAACCTTTTCATTAAACCTTTTTTGATTATCTTCAGCATCTTTAATTTCAGAACCTAAATCAGACATTAAATCTCTAGCTTTACTTAATTCACTTATATCAACTGCATTTCCAGAAGCTTTTTGCATTTTCTCAAATGCAGAAATAGTTAAATTCATTGCATCGGTTATTTTTCTTAAAATAGGTGTCATTCCGTCATTAATTTTTAATGCTTGTGATACTGTAGCCATTTAACACCTCAACTCCTTGATTTAGATTTTGCTTTTTTAGATTGTTTTTCTTCATCTTCAGCCCTTATCATAATAGCTGCATAAATAAAGGCTCTTTCTCTTTTTGGTAAAGAAAGAAGAACGTGTGGCAAAATCTTTAATTTATGGAGAGCATAGTAAAGATAACCAGCTTCACCATTCCCCCCATTAATTAGTTTTTTGCTTTTTCTATATCATCATTAATATCTTCTGTAAATCCATTAATATCTTGGATAGCTAATACTAAATTAGTATATTCTCCAGGATATAGCATTTTTCTAATTAAATTTTCTGGATTGCCTGTGCAACCATAATTTCCTTGAAGTTCAGCATTTTTTAAATCAGGAAATACTGTACAAGCCACCACTAATTTTGCAAGGTATAGTTTCCTATCAGATTCTTGAACATATTGTCCTGTTCTATCCTTATATCTTTTTTCACATTGTTTTGTTATTTCATCGTTCTCTTCTTGAGTTATTGACTTTATCTTAAATTTAATAATATTGCCGTCTTTATCTTTAAATCTGTTAGAAACAACTATTTCTTCAGTAGCATTAACTGCTTGAGCCTCTCTAAAAAATGCTCTTAATTCATTCTCCATATCTTTATACCTCCAAAAGAATTAAGGCTCAAATTTTTTCTTTGAGCCTTTTATAATTATTATTCACCAAAATTAACTGGCAAACCAAATTCATCAAGAATATCAAAATCATCAAATGTGTAGCTGATATCTTCTTCTAGGCCTTCACTTTCAGCATCTAAATTAGCAAGATTTATTTTATCCGGGCAACAATTTCTTAAAATTACAGTTTGCTTTCCAACTGTCGCTGTTGGATCATTATTAGTAACTGTTAAATCAAAATATGGTACAATACCATTTTTTGCATAATTTTCAGCCATTTTCTTAAATCTAGTAGTAATAGAATATATTGATAAAGTTCCACTACCTTTCCAACCGGTAACTTTGTTTTGCTCTCCTCTATGTCCTAAAACCTTAAAAGATTTTTTGTTAAAATCAAAGTCGGCTGTGACTTTTTTTCCATAGAAAAGTTCTTCATTTCTACCATTTTCAGTAATAAATCCCTTTCCCTCTTGTCCATTTACAATATCTCTCGCTAACAAATATTTATCACTCATTATTCGTCATCTCCTTGTAAAATAATAGTTGCATATAATTTCTCCATGGCATCAACTGGTTTAATACCAATAGTTGCTCTAACACTATCAATTGAATCACCAGCTTCAATTGTAATATCACCATTTTCGAAGTCACGAATTGCACCTTTTTGAACATAATTATCATTAATAAGTTTTATAACTGCTGACTTAAATAACATTCTGCCTTCTTCATCATTATTAACCTTGCCAATATAATAATCTTCAAACAATTGTGTTATTTCTCTTTGTAAAGTATCAATACATCTTACTACTCTATTCTTGTGAAAATATTCATTTTTTTCAGTAGTAAATGTAACCAATGTATTTATATCTTGTTCTATAATTACTTTGCCGTTTTTCTCAACAAATACAAATTCACCATTTTTAATTGCTTGCTCTATTTGTGAATTAGTGTATGATGTACTAACATTTATTGCACCATCATAAGTTGCATAAGTGTTAGACTTATTTACATCAGAAGAAGCACATAAGCCACCTACATAAGCACAACATTGAGCTGCACTTAAAGTTGTTCCATCTGATAGTATTACACCATTTTTTACTGAAATGACACCTTCGTAATCTGCTGTTGCATAGTCTGATATTACCAATTGTATTTTCTTTCCTTCGTTTTCTCTTAATCTTTCAATAAATGTCTTTAGAACACTTTCTATACTAGCTACATCTGAAGTTGTAATAGCAAGTATGTTAAATGAATATTTTTCTATATCTTCTAAGAATGTTGTGTAATCCGTACCACTCGTTGTACCACTTGTTCCACCAGTTAAAACCAATCCAGCACTTGCTACTAGATTTCCTGTACCACTAAATGAAACAAAATCATTGGCTACTAAATCAGAAATTGTAGAACCTACTTGAGTGTCCACTTTTAATTCACCCAAATATGTTTCAACTGTAAAATCATTAGAATCAGCATTTGCCAAAATCTTTACTGTAATATCATTACCTCTTGTTCCAGCATATTTAGCTGTTAATGTTAAACTTCCAGATGTTACAGTTGCCTGAACTCCAGTATTTAATCTGTAAACTAATAGCTTTTTTGCTTTTTTCAATGCTTCTCTGATTAATATTAGAGCCGAATCTGAAATATCATAGCCTAACAATTTAACAAAATTAGATGTGCTATCAATTTCTATTACTTGCTTTACAACACCCCAATCTAACGAAAGTGGCAATGCTACTATACCTTTCTCAGCCTCTAAATTAACCGAAAAATTTCTACTTTTAACATTGACATAAGCACCTGGTCTAACCTTAGTTTCACTTGAATATGAACCTCCCATTTGCTATTTCACCGTTCCTTTCTTGAAATCATTTATAATCTTATCTATTTCATCAAAACTATATTCTTCTTTTGTACATTTGGCCTTAATTATATCTTTTTCAACGTCAGAATACCTTTTACTTTTTAAAAGTTGAGAGACCACAAATTTATTTTCTGCTATATCATTATTGTCCTTATTTCTACTCATTAATCTCAACCTCACTTTCATATATTTGCATCTTTGTTTTATCTTCTATTACTTTTAAGTGATAATCATAATTAACAGTTAAGTGCAAGACATCATCTATAACTTCAGAAGTTATATCTCCTGTTGCTCTAATTACTTGTTTTTCATCACCATCATCTATTACTAAGTATCTAAGCTTTTCAAACAATATTTCAGCCATATTATCATAATCCTCTTTTGAAGCTCTAGGATTGTCTGAAAAATACATAATTTCTACTGTATTTAATCTTTGATATCTATTATCTAATAAATGTCTATGCGTATTTATTAAAAATTGTACAAAAAAACAAGGCTCTTGAAATCCTTGTTTTACCGTTTCATCATAGATTTTTATATTTAATTCTGACAATTTATTAATAATTGCATCTTTTAATTTTGTCTGTGTCACTAATTATCACTTCCTAAGATCTTCATAAATAATTCATATGATTTTTTGTCTAAAATAGCTGGCATTAAGTTTTCGACTTCTTTCATACTAATTTTGAGCATAAATTTTCCTTCAACCCAACCGCCTTTTGGCCCCACATACATGCCACTTCCTTTTTCATTCGGACTATATACAAACACATTACCTTCCCAATGTCCTGGCACAAAATGACTTCTAAATCCACTTTCAACAAAGCTAGCATAATCAGTGTCATTAAATATTTCTATATAGAACCCTTCTCCACTTTTAATAACTTTACCCATTTTCCAATTTCTTCTTAAGTTTCCAGTATTGGAAGGTGTTCTTCTTTTTGTTTTACCAATAACAAGATTTGCTAAATCTTCTAATAATTCTTTGATAAAACTATCAATCATTTTGGTTTGTATAACATTTTGGAATTTATCTCTTAGCTTTTTTATTGGGCTTAAATCACATTCTCCCCAGTTCATTAAGCTTTATCCTTTCTTTGGCATATTATTTCTTGATGTGTAGGATATAGCATTGGTTCTCCAAGGTTTTCAAGTTCATACACTTTACCTTGTTGTGTAACTTTTACAATAGAACCTGCTTTAATAATTATATTTGGACTTGTAAACAACTCATAAGTATAATCCATATTCCCATACTCATTATTCATATATACATTGGTTGGATTCCTTTTACTTAAAGCACAAGGAATGTTTTCATATACTTTAGTCAATTCTTGTCTAGTTCTATTCCTGACAGTTATATCCTTTAATTCAAATATATCCATTACATCAAAATATGTGGTTTCAATTGCCTTTTTTTCTTTACTTAGTAATTCTTCATACATCACTTAAAACCTCAACTTTCTAAATTCTACTAAATCATTGGAATAGTTTTGAAGTAATTGAGATTGTGCATATTTTTTTACTTCTGTATCATCTTTAAACTCAATTTTGAAATCGCCTCTAGTAATCGACTTTGCATTATTATCTTCTGCACTTGCATTTATTAATAATTTATTGTAATCAATACACATACTATATAATAGTCTTTCTAATTGCCAAGGCACTTTTTCTTGATTAGTAAAATTTAGAACTATATATATGCAGTCCACAAGTAATTCTAAATCTTCAATTCCATAATCTAATAATCGAGCTATTAAATTACTACTATCAAAGTCTAATAAATTTTTATATTTTTCAAACATTGGATTGCTCCTTTCAAAGTTAAAGAGGGGGATTGCTCCCCCATCTTACTAAGATTTAGAAGTTACAGTTGCAATACCTGCTTTCTTAGCTTTGTTGTTCTCATCTACTTCAACAATTAATATCTTATTGCCAGTTGTTGCAGTAATATCAGCACTACCATTCCAGTTTGTGTATCCAGTAGTACATACAGCATCATATGCTGGCAATTCAACACTTGCAGCAGTCTTATATTTATAACTATTTCCAGCTGTTAATTCTGGAGAAACTGTTATAGCTGTTTTTCCACTTGTAGATCCAGCAGCAGATTCAACAGAAAGAGCTTTTAATACAGGAGCAGGTGTTACAGCACAGAATGCTTTATCAAGAATAGGTAAGAATGCAAGTCTCATTGTAGCTTTGATTGCAATCATATCTTGTTCAGCAAGTGATAATGGCTTATCATCTGACTTTAAGTTGCAAAGCATTATACCAATAAAAAAGCCCAAAATAAAAAGCAATAATAGTATGAACAAATATGAT